CTAGTTTAAGCGGAGCAGGAGGTTACAATCTTTTTTATTTTGAATCAGATCATGGTGTTGGTTATAAACACTCTATTGAGCATGATACGCCTGCTGGAAGTCCATTTTCAGATGGTCAAATAACTTTTACTAATCCAAGTACTAGGTTATCATCTGGTTTCCAAGACCCTTCTGCACCACCAACTAACACGGAGGCTGGTTAATGCCTACACCAACTAAACAATATATGACTCTTCACGGAGGTGAAGATAATGCTACATATACATCTGGCAAAATTTCTATTGGAGACGTGATAAAGGTAAGTGGCTCTGGAAGTAATAACGGTATATATACTGTATCTGATATAATAATAGGAGAAGAAACAATATCAGGAGCTGGTAAAGATATTCATTATGTATTAAAAGGAAGAGGGCTTACTAATGAAAATGATACAGATAAAAGTTTAGAGATATATATACAAGAAAGTATAGGAGATAAGCTAATAGCAGTTGGAAACTCTAACGAAATAATTCATAATCAATTAGAAGATAGAGACTCAACATTCACAGCAGGTCTTAATAATTGGACTAATGGCTCTGGAAGTAATGCATTCCCTACCGCTCAATCTTCTAGCTCTGGAGCTACGGAAGGTGCATTTTTTACAGACCCTTATTTAGACTTGGAATGCGAAGGAAGTGCTCCGAGAAGGTATATCACTCTTGATGGAGCTTATTACGAAGATTCTGGTGGCTTAAGTAATGAGTCAATGATTGAGAATAGAATATATAGACTTACATTATCTCTAGAGTTGCCAGCTTCTGGCTACAATAATGGGACTATAACTATTGGCTTTGCAGATGATTCATATAATATAGACTCAAATGCTTCAATTTCTTTCGCTACTTCTTTAACAGCTAGAACAGTTAGCTTTGATTTTGTTTATGCTGGCTCAACTACGCATGCTAAATTAATAATTGATGCTTCTAGTGGGGCAGAATTTAGAGCATATATAGACAATGTGTCAATATCTGCAGTTGATGGGCAAGCTGGCTCTATTGATGTTTGGTCTCATAATAAAACTACTGATTCTAGTAGTGCTAATAATGGGTGGACTAGAGAGGCTATAAAACCTACCTTATCTGGTGATAACAATAAATTTATATTTCATTTTGCTGATGAAGCAGTAAGAGTCTCTAATATAAATGATTCAAATCCATCTTACATTAAATGGTATGGATATATTCAAAGAAATCAATTCGCATTAAAAGAAGGTTTATCATTTAACGAATATCAACAGCATCCAAATACTTTAAGCTCCCCAGTTAATCAAGCTGGTTTGGCATTCTCATATTTAACATCTAGTCATACTTCTACGACTTTAGCAAACTATCATAAAGTTAACGGTAATGTTGTTAGAGGTGTTAAGTATCAGTTAGCGGATAGTGTTAGTGCCTTAAGATTAGATGCTCCAAGTAATTTATCATCTAGTCAAAAATTTGTATCTTTTGAAAACACTAGCGATACTGATGTTAATGACCAGTTAAGTTCTGGGGATGTAATAACAGTTTCTTCAAGTGGTTTAACAGTAAAGCCAAATGAAGTTATGCTAGTAACTAGAGAAGCTCATAATTTTGGAGCTGTAGAAGTAGAGAGAGGTTATGGAGGTACTATATCTTCTACTACGACTAATCAAACTACTCCAGTTTTAGTAAGAGGTATTGGTTTTAATATAGCAGTTACTGAAGATACTGCCGCTGGTTTATGGCCAGAAAATAGCTGGGAGTTCTATGAGACTTTTGTATATGATGGAGGTCAAGAGTCTTTACCAGTTCAGATAAGTGATGGAGCATCATCTCTTGCTGGCGGATTTTTAGATAATACAGTTGGTAATTATAAATTTAAATTTAGTATTTACGCAGATATAGCATATAATGGTAGAATATCTGGAGGTAGAATATATATAAGAGAAAAAAATTCAAGAGAACCTTTGACTTTATTTGCTGATATAGATATTGTAAGTGGAGTTAGGATGTCAATGCTTGATAATTATACTCAATGGAGTTATAATGATTCAAACTGCGATGGATTTTATGTTACAGATTTATTTTCTGAAGGGCCTAACATAGACACATACTCATCTATTAATGGATTTAGCCCCGAAGAAGAGTATATATCTATAGGTAGGCAAGGAGAAAACTATAAAACATCTGTAGTTGCAAATAGAAGAACCTTTATAGCTAACTTAAATGTAAGAGATAAGAATAATGAGTTAGTAAAATATGGCGATAGAATAATGTATTCAGAAATAAATAAGTTTGATACATTCTTAGGTTCTAATTATATAGATGTTTCTGTAGGAGACTTTGGAGAGTATATTGCATTGCATTCTTTTGCAGATAGATTACTAGCATTTAAACACAATGTAGTACACATTATAAATATAGGAAATCCTAATCCTTCTTCTTGGTATCTTGAAGAGTCTTTAAATAACTTAGGCATATCTTATTTATTCAATTCTTGTCAAACTAAATTTGGTATTATTTGGGTAAATGAGAGCGGTTGTTATATATATGATGGTAATAAGATTAGCAATTTAGTAGATAGAAAGATAAGTATATTTAGTCCTAGTTTTAGCATAGCTTGGAATGATTTTGTAAATGGAACATCTGGAGTTAAGGATGCTATGATAGGGTTTGACAATTTGTCAAACAGTCTTATTGTATTGAGGTCTCCAAATGACTCATCTACAAATAGTAATTTATCTTTTGTATATGATTTTAATAGTGGAGGATGGTCTTTTAGTGATGGTATATCTACGGATAGTTCTTTCTATTCTAACTTTGTAAAAGATTATGATAATAATTTAATTGTTGCCAGAGAAGATGGTAATTTTGTAAATTTCGACAAATATTTACCAGTATCTTCTACTCAGTCTTCACACGAATTTATAACTGGAGACTTAGATTTTGGAGAGCCAGCAATATCTAAAAAAGTTTACTCTATCAGATTGACTTATAAAAGCACAGTTACAGATTCTTCAAATATATTTCAATATGCTATTAATGGTAAGAGAAATTGGCAAGATATAACTGGTACATTACCTGAGACTTTTACTGTTCAACCTCAGTCAGATGGGTCTACAAATACTATAGATGGTAGTTCATTAACTTCATCAGCTTCAGATAAAGTTTTCAATGTTGATGATGCTAGTGTTTTTGACATAGGAGATATTATAAAAATATCTAGTGATATAATGCTAATTACTAACATATCTGGAAACACATTAACAGTAGAAAGAGGCTATGGTAATACTGCATTATCAACAGTAAGTACAGCACAAGTTATATATAAATTAAATTGGAAAAGTTTGCAATTTAAATTACCATCTGTTGTTTCTTGCCAGAGTATACAATTTAGAATGAAATCTACCGCTTCTACTATAATACATATAAATGATATGAATGTAGAGTGGCGAGCTATTAGAGGAAAGTTAGTAGCTGATGGATAGACATATAAGAAAACTAATAAACTCTAAGCAAGATTCGCTTTTAAGTATAACTGACGGCTCACTAAGTAAGTTAGTAGAAGGGCAAATATCTTTAGGTAAAAGATTAGGAGAGCATTTATCTTTAGTATTAAAAAAAGGCGGTAGGCTTTTTAAAATACATTTAAGTTCTAATGGAGACCATCATGTAGATAATCATCTTCACGTGGGTGGCGATAGCTTTACATATGGTACTGTTTATGGAAATCAAATACATTGGTACGCTCATAACTTTACATCAACAACTAGTGCAAAGATTTATTTAGAATTTAATAGAGATGCTGGTAGCTCATCTATACATAGCTATAATAAGTTTGTAGTACCTTATGGCGGTAGGCTAATAAGAGCTGAAGTTAGAAGTGAAACCGCAGGAGGAAGCACCGTTATGGGATTTCATAGAGCTAGTAATGGTACTACAGACCCTAGTCCGACTCCAATAGAATCAATAACAAGAAATATAGCAAGTGCAGATACAACATACGAGTATAGATTTACTGGTTTATCAAGTTTTAATAAGGGAGATGTTGTATCTATATCTATAGACCCTACTAGTAATGTGCATGATGTAAACATTACTACTATCTGGTCTTTTAATATAATTAAGTAGGAGAATAATTATGGCATTAACACCAATGGAAGCAAGGCTAAAGATGATGCAAGAGAGGTCTGACGTCGCAAAAGCTCTTGCTCCAGCACAATTTGAACTTGGGCAACAAATGAAAGAAAAGGGAGAGAAAAGTGCTTTCGGCTCTTTCTTAGGCTCTATAGTTCCAAAAGGATTAGATTATTTAATTGGAGCTGGACTAACATTAGTCAACCCAGCTCTTGGAGCATCTTATGTAGCTGCTAAACCACTTAGAGGATTAGTTACTGGAGGTCTTCAAAAAGTAGGAATGGAAAAAGGAGCTGAATATTTTGGAGGCAAAGTAGATGTTAGCGAATTTGAAGACCTAATGGGAAAGTACTTAGGTGAAACTGTTTCTGGTGAAAAAGCAATGAGGTTTGACAGAGGTGCAGTAGAATCTGTAGAAGCTCAAAAAGATTTACAACTTGACATGCTAAAAGAAAGCATAGAAAATCAAGCAACTATGACTGGTTTAACTACAGCTGGAACTGGTCTTTTAGATTTATTACCAAGCTTGCAAGAAATAACTAAAGCAAAAGATTTAGAAGAGGCTGGAAAGGTAAAGGGTATGGTTGAGGGATTGACTGATATACCAATGGTTGAAGGTGTAGCTCCAGTAGTATTAGGAGATGAAGCTCAAAAGAAAAGAGATGTAACTGATGTTCTATCAAACCTCTTTAATATATTACCAGACTTAAAAAAGGAAGGTGAGATGAGTCAATCTAAAATGCCAGTTGGATATGAAAAGTTAATGCAAGATTTAGAGCTATCTAGGAAAATAGGTAGTGGAGGATTTATGACTAGGAGATACGAATAATGCCAGACTACACAATACCAACATCTGATACGGCAGGTAGCATGAGCCTGCAAGAATTACTACCGGGGATAGATTTAAGCAAATATGATTTATCTGAGTTTGAGGATATAATACCTGAATTTAGCACTGCTCTATTAGAGATGACTCAGGCTTCAGGTGCTCAAGATATATCTAGTGCTATTAGTGGAGCTCAGTCTCAGTATATGCAAGTACCTACGGGTGCTCAAGTCTCTGGTGCTGGAGGATTTGCTGGCTCTGGAGGAGGTGGAGCAGGCTTTATAGGTGCTCAACAAGCTCAAAGAGGAATGTTTACAGATGTGTATTCAGCTATGTTAGGGGCTGAAAGATCTGAGATGAAAGAGCTAGAGAGATTAAAAGGTGAAGCTGGTCAATTTTTCTCTGATATACTTCCTGACTTAGAAAAAAAAGGAGAAATGACTGATTACGAGCGAAGAATACAGGATAATATAAATTTATATGGAGACAATCCGGGAGCTAGAGAATCTGGATTTTATGGGCCTCCGGGTTCTCCGGGTTTTTCAGGAGATAATGTAGGCACTTTGCAAAAAGGCCCAGATGGACAAACCTACAGATGGAATGGAGGAGTGTGGGTTCCTCATAATATTGGTGGTTATAGCGGTCAAGGAGTCGGAGATTATACTGGATTTGATGAAGATAGCTTTGCTGGTGGAGATACAGATACCTCTGGAGCAGGATTTATAGACCCAACAATGCCAAGAACTGGCCCTTAATATAGTAAAGGATTTAATATGGCTAAAGTAGATACAAAAACATTTGCTGGTGGTAGTATACCAGCTTGGGCTTTAGGAGCTTATCAAAGTACTTCTAGAGATTATGCAGATATTGTTAAGTCTATAACAGACGCTTACGATAAACAGCAAGCTAGGCAATTACAGCAAAGTAGGCTTGACCAACAGCAAGAGCAATATGAAGAGACTCTTGAATATAATAGGCAACAAGATTCATTAAATAGAGAATTTCAACAAAAGAAATTTCTATACGAAAAAGAAAAAGATAATCAAAAAGCTAAAATAGAGGAAGAACAAAGAGATATAGAGAGGGATTATCAAGATTATCTTTTTTGGCAAGATAATAATAAAGCTATAACAGAGGGTTTAAACACTAGTTTGGATGGCTTTGAAGCTATTGATTCTATTTTAAATAGCACATCTACTGTTGGGAATAAATATATAAGAGATGCAGTTACTACTCAAAAGGCTATTAATAATAGGAATAGAACTAATTTTAAAAATGTTAATAGCAATTTAAGAGATGTTTTATTTCCCGGATTAAGTGATGAGGAACTTTCAGAGACTGGTAATGATAAATTATTATTACAATATACTGGAGAATACTTAAAAGGTGGTAAGACAGCTCAAGGTATAAAAGAAATAATGATGTCTAGAACTTTTGACGAGATGAATCCAGATGTTATTCAAAGAAATAAAAGTTTATACAATAGAATTGATGCAGCTTACGATGGGCTTTTAATGGCTATTGACCCATCTGCAAGAGAATTTTATCAAAATGAAATTAGTAATTTAGAGAGCCAACTCAATACTAAAATAAGAGCTAGCTCTAGTTTAGATAACCCGCAGTTAGCTAGGATAGAAGAGAACCCAGAGGTTAGAGCTCAATTTGCTAATAGCAGAAATATGTCTATAGAAGAAGTAGAAGAAGAAATAAAAAATGGTAGTATAACTAATGCAGATATTTCAGACTTTTTAGCTGGTAGAAAAGAAGAGGCTAGCGGATTAATAGAAGGTATAGGAGAATTTTTAGAAGGGACTGGTATACCAACTATAGGTAGATATTTAGCTAGAGAAGATACAAGTTTAATTGAAGATGTTCAAGAAGGCATAGAAGGAGTCCCTACTGTAGTTAATTATCTAGCTAGAACTGAGTTATCTGGATTACCAGAGAAAGCTCAAAACATTTATTCTAAATTTGCTGAAGAAAATCCAACGATGGCGATAGGAGTTAAGTCAGCAGTTGGTGCTTTTGCTCCTATATTAGTACCAGTTGCTGGGACTTTAGCTCTTGCATCTTCTACTCCAGAAGAGAGAGCTCAAATAGCAGACGCTACTTTAGAGCAATTAGGTAAAGCTGGAGACATGGCAAAAGACTTTGCTTACTTAGCAATAGAAAAAGCAGACCCAGCAATACAGAAAATGGTAGATGTGGCTAATGATAAATTCTCTCAAGGTGTTGAGGCAATATCTGAAGCAAGAGGTGCAAAGCTAGGATTACTCAGAGGAATGCAAGTTCTTAGTACAGTTCCTCATAGAGCGTTAGAAGCATTTAACTTTCAAAGAAATCCAGATATAAAGAAATATATTGAACAAGGTATGAATCCAGATGATGCCATAGATCAGGCATATAAAGATGCAGTATCTAGAGGAGGTACTTACTTTACTACTTCTTTTGTCAGGGTAGGTGAAGGTGCTCCTCCAGAGTTCTTATATAAAAAGCAA